GAGTAGAAGCGGCGACGCAAAACTAATGAATTTTTCCATGTTCTTTGCGATTGGCCAAAGCAAGTTAGGTTACTTGTCGCTCGATGTATTGGTGTCAGAGAGTCTATCATTGCCAAGTAAAGTTACTGAATATCCAGTTGAGGATGGTAACGAAGATATCTCAGACCATATTACTGCTGGTAACGAAGAATTAACTATTGCTGGATCGATAGCCTCTGGCAGTGCATTTGGTATTGAGTTTGGTTCGTTGTGTTACTCTAAAATGATCGATGCGATCGATCAACTAAGAACTATGCATAAAGAACGTAAAGTAATAACTATACAAACAGGACTTGGTAAATATACTGATATGGCGTTTACTGCGCTTACACTAGAGCGGAGTAATAGTCCAGCTACTGGCGGACAATGGTTGAATATCAATGCAACGTTACGCAAGATTAGAAAGGTTACGTTAAAGCAAGCAGATTTACCACCGGATAAGGCATCGACTAGTCCAAGTGCTAGTGGAGCAAAAGGCAAAACTGGTGCAACTAACAAACCTACTGGAGCAAAGGGTAATGCTGGTGTAACACCTAGTCTTGGTAGACAAGCTGGTGATGCGGTAGGAGCAAGTGGATCGTTACCAAGTAGTAGCCAAGATATGGGGCCGTTTCCTGCACCAAAAAGTTTTGATCTTAGGATGATCAATGTTCGTCGTTGAAGTAGCAGACTTGAATAGTCAATCCATCGAAACAGTACTCGATGATATCTTGTATTATATCATTATCAATTGGAACGAATCTGGTCAATATTGGACAATGGGTATTCGTAACTCGGCATATGAAACGGTTATCGATGGTATCTCAATTTCTGCTAACTTTCCACTAACTAGACAGTTTCGTTACTCCGACATGCCGCCAGGAGAACTCATTGCCCAAAGTTATTACTTTAGAAGTGGGCCAATTCCGCGTGATGGTTTTAGTTCTGGTAGGTATCAACTGATATACTATACACAACAAGACTTGTTGGATGCCGGGGTATTTCCGGATTACGGATATACTGCCAGTGCTGTTTGATCGAGTATATCGTTTGTTGGTCGGAAAGAAAGGTAAAAGCGAAGGCTTGGAAATAACCGAATTGCGTATCCAGTTTGAAATTACTAAGACGGCAAAGAAAGACCCTAACAAGAGTAGTATTCGTATCTATAACTTGCGGAAAGAAACTAGAGCAGAACTAGAGAAACCGGATACGCGATGCTTATTGTATGCTGGTTACAAAGATGAAGCGGGTGCATTACTTATCTTCCAAGGTGGTGTTACCTTTTCATGGACCAAATATGAATTACCAGATGTCATTACGGAACTTGAACTTGGAGATGGTGCGGCAGAAATTCGTGACACAACAATATCGGTTGGCTATGATAAAGGGGTTAAATCTACGCAAGTGCTTAATGATGTATCGAAACAAATGGGTACTCCATTAACCTTGCCGAAAGACATACCCGAAAGAATTTGGCAGAACGGTTTATCTTATTTCGGTTCTGCAAGAACATTGCTTGATAAAGTAACGAAGGGTTCTGAACTGGAATGGTCGATACAAAACGGCAACTTGCAAGTAATCAAGAAAGGTATGGTAACTACTAGGCAAGGTATAGTATTATCGGCTGACTCTGGTTTAATTGGTTTTCCGGAGCATGAACGGAAAGCTAATGAAGGTACAACTGAAGTAAAAGGCGCTGATAAGAAGAAGAAGACTGTTAGCACACCAGCGAAACATTACGATGGTTGGAGTGTAAATTCATTACTAATGCCAGAGGTAAATCCTGGTGATCGAGTTAAACTAGAGTCGCGGGCAGTTAATGGTATATTTCGCGTCCAAGAACTAAAGCATAAGGGCGATAGTCACGATGGCGACTGGCAAACTGAAATGAAACTAATTGATCCAGCCGCGCCACTAACCGAAGAAAAATCTAAATCTAAAGGAGGTACACATTCGCGTGGTAAGCCGATCGATGAAGATGAAGTGGAGGAAAAATAATGCTTTCTGATCCACGCGAAGGTATTCGATTGATTATCGAATCTACTGTATCAGAGATGGTTAATACTAGTATGCCTGCTAGTATTATGTCCTATGATGCAACGAAGAATAGAGCAGTAATAAAGCCTGATCTACCGAAACGATTGGATAGTGGTGAAGCGTTAGAGTCTCCGAAAGTAGTAGAAATTCCGATAGCTTGGCCGTCTGCTTGTGGTGGTAAAGCTTCACTAACAATGCCTTTGCAAGCTGGTGATCCATTAGTTAATATTGTTCAGCAACGATCATTGGAGGGGTGGTTAGATGGTAAAAGAACAATGCCGGATGATCCTCGTCAATTTGATATTAGCGATAGTATTGCTATACCCGGTGGCGGTCATACTGGAACTGTTGGACATGCTGAAGACGTAGTATTAAAATTTGACAAGTGTTCGTTGGTATTAAAGAAAGATGGATCAGTTGTTTTAGGTAACGATAAAGCGTCGATTATCATTGATAGTGGCGGTAATATGACTATCAAAGCTAACAGTATTGCGATCGATACACCATCTAACAAGTTTACACTACAAACGCATCGCCACCCAGGAGTACAACCCGGTTCTGGTACTACGAGTCAGCCAGTATGAGTTATGATCTAGCATTGAATAGACTAGATCATGACATGGTATTTTATGAAATACCAATTGTTGCGAAACCGACACCATTAAGTGTGTCTGGATACAGTAATGTTACTAAGTATACTATATGGCCAATCAATAATGCAGATAAAGTAGCGCAACAAATTAAGATGAACTTGCTATCGTTTCTTGGGGAATGGTTCTTAGATGTAACGTATGGAGTGCCATACCTTGAAGAAATCCTTGTTAAAAACCCACGTATGGCTAGTGTCGAAACCATTCTTCGCAGTCATATATCGTCTGTGCCTGACGTTATTCGTATTGACCATCTTGGTCTTAGTTGGGATCGTCAAAAGCGTTATCTATTTGTGGAATTTGCCTGCACTACTAATTTGGGGCCAATCAAAGAAAGCGTGAAACTGGAGATATTCCGCCGTGAGTGATCTTGTTAACCAAACGGAATATGGTGTATTGCCAACTGGTTTCTCGCGGATGCGATTGCCAGAGATTAGGCAACAAATAATTGATACGTTACAGTCAACAACTGGATTGACGTTTGAAACGCGACCGGATTCAATAACCGGACAGTTTATTAATGTATTTGCGGAACGTGAAGCTACATTATGGGAATTGGCGGAATCGGTTTATCACGCGATGTATCCAATTTCTGCCACTGGTGTTAATCTTGACCATTCTGTGTCTTTTGCTGGTGTTAGAAGGCTGTTTGCTCAAAGGTCCACTGTCTGGTGCGCTTGCTACGGTGTAGAAACAACTATTATTCCAGCAGGTAGTATAGTTCGTAGTTCATTGACACAAGATAACTTCTTGCTTAATGAAACAACTACGATATCACGACAAACTGCGATCGATGCTACTGTTGCAGTAATGACTGCGGTAGTTGGCGAAGAATACTGGATCAGAGTTGATCAGTCGATTTATCGTTACACTGCTATTGCTGGTGATAGCGCGTTAACTATCGCGCAAGCATTGTTTACGCAACTCCTGGCGGGTTCATTTACCATTTCGATTGACGCTAATGAAATCCGCATATATGGTATCGAATCTATTTCGTTTTTGTTGCAAATTTCTACTAATATAGAACTACTAATCATTGGTTCTATTGGTAACTTTACCGCCGAAGACTATGGCCCATCGGAAGTGCCAGAGAATACAGTTAATCAGATCGTTACTACTATGGATGGATGGACTAGTGTAAATAACTATGTCCCTGGCCATCTTGGGCGTAATCTAGAAACCGATGATGAACTAAGACTTCGTTACGATAAAGGTGTATTTATACTTGGTGCAGCTACTTTAGAATCTATTAGAGCTAATTTAGAACAAAACGTTTCTGGTATACTTGCAGTGCAAGTCTACGAGAATGAAGACGATATTACTGACAGTGATGGTAGACCGCCACACTCGATAGAAGTCATTGCGTATGGTGGTGATCCGCAGGATATTGCCGATCAAATCTATCTAGTTAAAGCTGCTGGTATTGATACTTATGGCGATGTATTGGTTAAAGTAACTGGTAGTTCTAATTACCAACACGATATATTCTTTAATCGTCCAACGCCGGTTTATATTTGGGTTGATGTAACTATTACTCTATACAATGAAGAACAATTCCCCGATGGTGGTGTACCACAAATCCAATTGATTGTTACACAAACTGGCAACAGTTTTGGTATTGGTAAAGACGTTATTGTGCAACGGTTCTTTGGACCAATATACTCTGCGGTTCCTGGCATTGGTCATATAGATATTAAAGTTGCTAGAGCCGATGATGTTAATGCGGTCCCCGCGCCAGGAGATTACACTTCCGAGAACATTCCGATTTCAGCTAGAGAATTGTCACAGTTTGATGTAACGAAAGTAATGGTGACAATACTAGATGCGAGGAACTTTCGCTAATGCCAGATGACGTTGGCTTGTTTGATATACTACTGCCAAGTGAAGGTATGGCAGATAAATTGCATTTTCCACATGATCATGCAGAGATTGCTTGGTCGCACTTCTTGGCGCAACATATTGGCAAATTAAATACAGAACATTTCGTTAGAGCATTTTACAATCCACTGAATGAACTAGATAATGCATTAAATGATCTATATACGAAACGTTGGCTAGAGACTGCGGAAGGTGTACAGTTAGACGGCATTGGTTCTATTGTTGGTATTAGTAGAACTGTTGCCAATGCAGTATATCTACCCTTCTTTGGTTTTTCGTCACAAATAAGTGGACGTACTTTTGGCGTTGCTAGAATGCGCCGCAAACGGGAACCTTACGCATCTAGTATTATTCTAGGCGACATTGAATATCGTGCATCGATCTACTTGAAAATTGCACTAAACAATGGACATGGCACTGCGGAAGAATTAGTCCATGCATTCAATACTTCGCTAGGTGTAACAAGAACTAGAGTTGATGATGCGGGCAATGCTAATGCTCGTGTGTATATCAATGACTTTATCATGCTGAACGATCCTCGTTCGCAACTACTAGAACATATGATACCGAAAGCTGCTGGTGTAAAACTTTGGCCATATTTTTATGATGCCGACTTTATCTTTGGATTTTCTAATCAAAATATGGGTTATTACGGTTTCGACATAGGTGTATTTGCTCGTAGACCGGGCAGTAACATTCCACCTATGGTTATTACTATGTCGATTTGGGATCGTGGCGAATCAATATACGATAGTGGCAATTCGATCTGGGATCAAAAGGGAGTGCCTGATGCCATCTAATATTGATACCACTAAACCAGTATATGGCAATCCTACCACGCAGAGTGTTAGAGATAATTTTACTACTGCCAAAACAGAAATAAATGATCTACAAGTTAGAACTGCTCAAGCTCCATACTTGCCAATTGCCGGTGGCATTATGGACGGCACGATTACTATGCAAACTGATCCATTAAATCCTTATGAGGTAGCAACTAAAAGATATGTTGATAACCTAGCATTTGGCACTAGTGGTGGTATTGGCGAAGCGCCAACTGATGGAATGTTTTATGCGCGTGGCCAAGTTGCAGGTGGGGCTACTTGGTCAAAGACGCCATTATTTCAAAACATTCATATTGGTCCTGATAGTGCTAATGATCTATTTAATATTGGCAGCGATGCCACATACAATTACATTAAGTTTCTTACAGCAACACCAGATTACTTGCGGTTCAATCGAGCAACTAAACAATTCGATCTAGTTACTAATAATGTTATTGCTCAGTCTTGGGCAACAACTGGCGTAATGTTCTATCCTCCAGTAACAACTAACAGCACTCTAACAGTTAACAATAATCTCATTGTCTATAGCGCCACGCCAACATTACGATTTAACTCACCAGCCGCATCAGACAAATACATTTACTTTGAAGCGAATAGTTTGAAGCGATGGGCGCTTGGAGTTGATGCTGCAAATAGTCACTTTGGTTTATTCAATTACAATGCTAGTGGAACTATTATTGGTAAACCATTACATATAGGCGTTGCCATTCCTTCCGGTAAAGGAATGACGATAGATGGAACTGGCAATGTAGGCTTTGCTCAAATACCACCCGCTACTGAATCTGCTGGCGGTAATGTTCACGTTAATACCATCAATACTTTAGGATGGTTTGGTAATATATACTATGACGGAACTAACTATCGGACCAAGTTTGCTGGTTATGGTTTCCTTACTCTAACGAACGCTGGCACAGGTAATCTATGGGCTTGGATGACGACGCCATCAGTTGCTGCTGGAGCGATAACAGCAGCGCCACAAACTGTAATGCAATTATCTGCTACTGGTTCTCTAGCGGTTATTAATTATGGGGCTGGAACTAATGGCATCAATGTTAACAATACCAATGCTGGAATTTCATTACAATTGCAAAATACAGATCACGCTAGAGTGCATTATCAAACATCGGGAAAACATTGGAGTGCTGGTGTATTAACAAGTGGTGAATTCTATATTGCTGATGAACTTAATGCTACTGGTTATATGACATTAAGTAATAATCTTGTTCAAACACCAATGGACATTTACTGTTCTGGTCCAAGAGGTATTTGTTTCAGTATTGGTGGTCAAGGAAGTTATATTGCATTAGCAATAAATAGCCCTGGTTGGGCTTGTTCATTAGCTTTTAATGGAGGGTGGGATGGCTTTCTAATTCGTTCATTTTATAGCACTCCATATGAAGCTTATACTAGATCAATGCTTAATGGCGCAAATGCAACAGTGGGCATTTGGTGGGGAGGCAGCGCAGAAAATTTCGCCTATTGGTCATTCAGTTGGTCTGATCGTAAACTAAAATGGAACATCAAACCTTCGGCAATTAATGCAGTTGATACGATTAACAAACTGAATATCATTAGTTGTGATACTAAATTCATTACTGAGAACAGCGAAGAGCTACATTGGGATTGCGCGATCATTGCTGATGAAATACAAGATATTATTCCGGGTGCATACATCAAAGCGCCTGATGCTAAAACAGATAAAGATGAAGTTGGTGCGCTAAGTTATGATAGCGTAAGAGAAATGCCACTGATCTGCACGGCACTCAAAGCCATCCAAGAACTCAGTCAACGTCTTGTAACTTTGGAGAACAATCGCTAATGCTAACAGTTACACTTCCGCAGGATACTTGGAATAACATTCTTGTGCTCCTGGCGGAGCATCCATACAAACAAGCCGCGCCACTTATTCAAGGTATTACTAATTGCCTACGCGAACAGATGCAACAACAAGAACAATACGCTGGTAATGGCGCGACTATGCCAAACACTGCACGGCCAGGAGCGTAATTGATGCCTAGCGCAATTGACATTACGAAACCAATCTATGGTAATCCTACAACCCAAAGTGTGCGGGATAACTTTAGTGCGGCAAGTAATGAAATAAATGCGCTGCAAACTGAAGTAACTAATCGTGTTCATAAAGATGGTGACACGATGGAAGGGTTCTTGAGTTTATATCAAGATCCAACCTTGGCTATGCACGCAACTAATCGTGCATGGGTGCTTAATCAAATTCACTCTACTGCTACTGCTATTGTCTATGTCGGTGATTACAATGCTGCAACCAATGTTGTATTAACCTCTGGTCAACCTTCCATTATAGTTGGGCAACCATTACCAGCAGCAACGTCTGGTAATGCTGATATGTATTTCACTGTCAAGGTTGGCAATGCAACTAGTATTGGTAATCAACCTCCTGGCGGGGTGCCGACTGGATCATGGTTGATTTCTAATGGCACTAGTTGGAATGTATACATACCAGCAACTGGAATCATTACTGCCCAAAACGTTACTGTTACTCCTGCTATTGCTGGACTACCCGGTGCAAATGTTTACGATGCGTTAGGTTCAGCCTTTCCTAAATCTGGCGGAACATTTACTGGTGGCATTAGTTTCGGCGCTAATATTGGTGCTAATACTGGTGACGCATCTAAACATATTACACTTTATGATGGCTTTGCAGGATTCAGTATTACTCCAAATAGAATGAATGCATTTGCTGGGGCTGCTCTTGGTTCTGGCGCAGCGTTTTTCGTTACAATAAATGGACTTGATAGATTAGCAGTTGCTGAAGATTTGGTATCTATTACTGCACCACTTGTTCTTCCTGCCGATCCTATTTTAGCATTACATGCAGCAACGAAACAATATGTTGATGCAAAGCCCGGTGGTGCTATTGTTTCGGATACGGCACCAGTGGGAGCCGTTGCAAATTCGTTGTGGTGGTGTAGTGCTGATGGACAATTGTATGTTCGTTATAATGATGGAACATCTACTCAATGGGTGCCTGCCACTAACCTAGCTGGTATGACTGATACTGCATCGAAAGCAGATGTTGTAGCAGCTAACAATAATGTTGGTAGAAATCTATTACACAATTCAATGTTTAATGTTAGACAACGTGGACTAGGACCATTTACTGCAACAGGAGCCAAATCAGCAGATCGATGGGGTCAGTGGTTGGGAACTGGCGATGTTATGTCAACAATAATTAATGCAACAGACGATAGTATTAGAGCGCAAATTGGAGATGAAGCTGCAACGTTTGTTAGTTACTCAACTTTCACTGGCGGTTCTGCGGCAAGTAGCCTTGTATTATTTCAACAGAATATGGAAGGTGTGCGAAGATTTGCTGGCAAGACTGTTACTGTTTCGTTTTGGGCAGCAACTAATAGCGGATCATTAAAGGTTGGCGTATCAATAGATCAAACATTTGGCAATGGGGGTTCACCATCTCCATCGGCTCCTGGCATTGGTCAAGCTGTTACAGTATCAGCAATATGGAAACGTTATAGTGTTACAATAAATATTCCTAGTGCTGCGGGAAAAACATTGGGAACTAATGCTGATGATATTACCCAATGCAATTTTTGGTTATCTACTGGAAGTAATTATACTATAGCATCTGGTGGAGTTGGTGTACAGTCTGGTGGTGTTGCATTTTGGGGAATGCAACTAGAGATCGGTTCAATAATGACTCCGTTGGAGAAACTTGATTTTTCTGATGATCTACGGAATTGCCAACGTTATTATCAAGTTCTGAATAATTTAGCTTTGATATCGAATGGTTCAACTACTTATGGTGGTGGTATAATGTGCTTACCATTCTACACAGCAATGAGAGCAGTTCCTTCGGTTGAAGCCTGGGGTATTGGAGGTAATGCAACTGGTGGATTAGTTAATTCAGCAACCAACATAGTTATCTCTTGTAGTTTTGTAGCTGCCAATCCATTAGGAAGTTATTATACTTTCGCTCTTTCAATGTCAGCGGATCTATAATAATGGCAATTAACTTCCCTGACTCGCCAACTGTTGATCAGGTATTCACCGGGCCAGGAGGAATACTTTGGAAGTGGGATGGAACGAAATGGGTCAACAGTAATGCTAGTGGAACTAGCACGCCAAGTAATAATGTAGGTAGAAACCTAGTTCATAATTCAATGTTTAATATATTGCAACGTGGCGCTGGGCCTTGGACAACTAACGGTTATACAGCAGATAGATGGAGTGGCGGTGCATCCATTGATACATTTACTTTTAGTATTGATATAATGGTTGATGCTGGTAGATTAGCAATTGGTGATGAATCTGCAACTTATTCCTTACTTAATGTATTTACTGGATCAGCAACAGCAACATCCTATACTGTATTACAGCAGGCAATTGAAAATGTAAGACGAACCGCTGGCAAAACTATTACAATTTCGTTTTGGGCTAATTCTTCTGCTGGTCAAAAGTTAGGTGTATCATTCGATCAATTTTTTGGCACTGGTGGTTCGCCATCTCCAACAATACAAATGCCAGGACAATCAGTTACTTTAGGACTTAATTGGCAACGATTTAGTTTAACATTTAACATACCTAGTGCTGCTGGCAAAACGCTTGGAACTAATGGCAATCATTCATTTTGGTTAACCTTTTGGTATAGCAGTGGTTCTGATAATAATGCGCGATCTGGTAATGTTGGTGTTCAATCAGGTGTAGTTAACTTATGGGGAGTGCAAATAGAAATCGGTTCAGTAATGACTCCACTAGAGAAACCTGATCCACAAGTAGACCTTGCCAATTGCCAACGGTTTTATCAGACTGGATATTCTTCATTAGGCGCGGGTGGTATCGCTGCCGTTAGCAATACTACTGTTGGAACATATGTTGTTATGATGCGATCCGCGCCAACAATGGTGATTATTGGCTCGCCATCTTATGTAAATGCTAGTGGTGGAGGGTTCGCCTACAATAATAATGTTAACTATACGCCATATGCAACTGTTACGGTAACTGGCTATGCTCAATTCACTTTGACATGGACAGCATCTGCTGATCTATAAGGAAACAATATGCCAAGTAGATATCAACTAATTTCGTTTCCTGGCGTGGAAACGCGCATGGTAAAACGATTAGCTGACAATGCTTTCATTCCGTTTGATGAAGGTAATCGCGACTATCAGGAATATAAGCAATGGTTATCTGAAGGTAATGAACCTGATACAGCGGAACCCCCGCCAGGAGCATCAGTAGATTTACCAGCATCAGATGTATCTCATTATTCGCCGGAAGAAGAACTAGCCCAACAGCAGACTAACAAGGAGTAATATATATGCCTTCATGGTGGGATCGTTTCGGACAAGAATGGGCAAGTAATGGATTGACCGATGATCCTACATTTGCCCAAAGCGATGCAGGCTGGGCGTTTATTGGACAAGCGCCGCCAACTGTTGAACAATTTAATTCGATGTTCCAATGGTCGGATGATAAAGACAATTGGTTGTATGGTCAGATTGGTAATGTAATAACCAAGTCTGGTGTTGCGCCAAACGATAATGATTTGCTGCAACTATACAATGCAATTCTTGGAATGTCGCGCACCCGTTTAAGTAACAATATGGCAGTATATGTTGATGCTACTAATGGCAATGACGTTACTGGCACTGGAATTATCGGTAATCCTTGGAAAACCATTCAACATGCCTTAGCTTATCTATACGGTTATATTGATCCGTCCGGTTGGAACTATATTATCCAACTAGCTCCTGGAACTTATGAAGCGATTTATCATACATTGCCAGTAAATGGTGCAGTTATTCTTCAAGGCGATAGTCTTAATCCTCGCGCCTATGTTATCAAAAACCTAAATGGCTCTGCTATCGCTGTTGTTTCTAGTGCAGTATTATATGTGCAAGGTATCTCAGTTGAAGGTTCCGGTCCAGATGTTGACTATACCAGTATGGGTAATGGTATCTATACTGATCGTGGTGGCATTGTAGTATTTGATGCGATTGCTTTTGGCCCTTGCAGTAGACATCATGTTTGGGTAGGTATTAGTGGTAACTTCTGGCCTTGGCGTGGTGGGGCTACTTCATATACTATTTATGGTGGAGCAGCAGCGCATATGTTTGTTTCATTGGGTGGTGCAGCAACGCTTATTCAACTTGACTTAACAATTCAGAACAATCCTACATTCCCTAATGGTTTCCTTACCGCTAATCAGTCTGGATATATACAATGCAAAGACATGACTTATACTGGCACTGTTGTTAATACACCTAAGTATTGGGTTGCTAGTGCTGGTCAAATCTATACCGGCGGACAATTGGGAGCTATTATTCCGGGTGATCTTGCTGGATACGTGGATGCTGCTAGTTACGGAATATTCTCATAAAGGAACTAATAATGTCTGATCTTCCAAAGTTTTTTACTGGTGTGCCAAGTTGGCTTGATCCGAAACGAATGGCCGCACTTGATGATTTCTGCAATAAAGTAATGCGTGGTCAACTAGAGCAAAACAAACGCGATCCAAGACTTGCTGCACTAGAGAAACAATGGGAAACAATGGATCGTTTCTCTAAGCGCGAACTCGGGCCAGGAGATGTAAAGAAGTGAAATGACAGAAGCAGAACGAAGACATTTAGGAGCGTTAGCATCATTAAGTGATAAGCTAATTGGCGTATTGCCGCCAGCATTTCTATTGTTGCTAATTCTCAATCTTGTATTTATGGGAGCAGTGATTTATGTGGTCCAACATAACGCTGAAGCTCGTAATGTTATGCTAAGTAAAATCCTTGATAAATGTTTGGACAAAGGAGACTAACATGATTTCGTTACTACTCACTTTGTTAATACTTATACTGATCTTTGGTGCGATCTTTATGGTGCTTAACTATATGCCATTACCACAACCATTTCAACAAATTGCCTACATAATTCTGTTAGTTCTATTTATAGTCATTTTGATTGCATATCTGTTACCAATTGGTGGCGTTAGGGTTCTCTAAAAATGCCTTGTAGTACTTGCGCCAAAATTCGGTCTGGTGTCATAAGAATTATTTCGTATTCGTCACAGATATACAAGCCGACTACTACTGTGCAACTACCTCCGAAGCCAAAGGGGAATAAGTAATGGGCCGCCGAGAAGACAATATCTTAGCCAATCCGACACGGATCGTTCGACTCAATTTTACTAGAGAACAAATAGATTTATTGGTTAATTATGCTTTGCATAATGGTTACGAACCAAAACATCCTAGTCACCAAATGGATATGCACGCACAAAATAGTGCGGTTAAGTGGAGTATTATGTCTAGACTAGGCTTTGACAATTAACTCCTGGCGGAATGATCCGCCAGGAGAAACACTCCGGGAAATTGTTACTGTCATACACGATGGTTCACTAAACCAAGATTGTTACTATCATGCAGGGTGGTTCATTCTACCATTGTGTTACTATCGCGACTAAATGATTCACTCCGCTAAGATGTTACTATCGGACCAGATGGTTCGCCCTAATCTTATGTTACTATCCATTACCGTGGCTCACTCGTTTCATTTGTCACTATCTCATATGACGGTTCGCTTAAACACCAGTGGTACACTCGCCGGTCATAGCTCACTCGGGGTTGCTGTTACTAACCAACCAATTGGTTACACTTCCCTACAATGATACTATCGATTTTGAGGGTTCACTGACCAATTTTGTTACTATCAACCGGATTGGTTCACTCTCCTATCTTTGTTACTAATCCGAGATAGGTGGTTCACTCCTACAATTGGCACACTCCGACTAATTGGTTCACTCACCGTTGGTGGTACTATCGACTATAATAGTTCGTTCATCGGAAATGGTACTGTTTGCTTCCGTAACTCATTCACATTTTGTTGGTACACTAAGGTGATTTAATTCGTTCGGTTCGACTGGTACTGTCGGATTGGATAACTCGTTCCAACGGTCTGGTACTATTCGCGAACTTAACTTTCGTTCTGCACAGTGGTACACTTGGAATAATAACTCTCTCGTTTCCTCCTTAATTTATTCGTTCATCTAGCATGTTACTATCGTAAGAGGTAACTCGTTTACGCTTTCTGGTACACTATAATGTCATGACTCGTTCTTCCTCAATGGTACGCTCTGGCTTAATAACTCGTTACTTGATCGATGGTACACTCCGGAACATTAACTCGTTCGTGTGAAATGGTACTATTCATGCTCTGTGACTCATTCACTTATGATGGTACACTATATCATTACTGACTCGTTCGGATCTGGTGGTACTGTTAACGGATCTAACTCGTTAGCATACATTGGCACACTCTTCTGACGTAACTTTCGCTGTTACTCGAATGGAACTCTGGCTCCAAATGGCTCGTTTCCGTAGGCTGGTACACTAACAGCAGATAACTCGCTCCATTTACTTAGCACACTCTCTAGTTTGTGGCTCGTTCATGTAAAATGGTACTATCCGAGAAGCTAACTCGTTCTATTACAATGTTACTGTCCGATCTGCTAACTCGTTCAAACCCTTTGTTACTATCCACTTAGATGACTCGTTCTGGTCTGATGGTACTATTCTTTCTTGATAACTCGTTCTCGATTGATGGTACACTTCTTCCGTTTAACTCGTTCGATTAAAATGTTACTATCTGAACAGGTGACTCATTAGTCTACCTTGGCACACTCACTGGGATTGATTCGTTACTCGTTGTTGGTACTATCATTTTTCCTAACTCGTTCACATTTAATGGCACGCTAACCGTCGTTGACTCGTTACGGACTCATGGTACTATCCAGGTTTACTAACTCGTTCTTCTGAGATGGTACTGTCACCTAGAAGTAACTCGTTCGCTCTTGTTGGTACTCTGATCAGGAATAACTCGTTCCGATATTAGTGGCACACTCTTGAAGCTTGACTATTTCCTAGGCCAGTTCGGCGGCGCAAGGAAATGGGTATGCCCCATATGGTCTATAACATAGGGCTTTGGCGGCGGTTCGTTGAAATGTAGTTCATACATCACATGATGCAAGTGTGACAAGAACAATTTTACTGCATATCGTTTCGCTCTAGCATGTATATGGGCTGGCGGTAATTTGCCAGTTAAATAGTGCTTCTTTGCCTCAGTATCGGCACTAAAATTCTTGGTAGCTAATGCATGTTCTGCTTGTGACTTGAATTCTAGTGCTTCATTCTTAATAATTTCTTGTTGCTTACGCGCAACATATACTTTGCCGTAGATATCGTTATCGTTAGTAGATACTTTAACGAAACTTTCGCCAATAATCCAACAAAGTCGTTTCAATGAACCATTCCACGGGCGTTTTTCTTTCTTATTCCACACCATAGTTGGATCTTGGCCAGCATATCGCCAAATATGCCCAACAGTTGGCGCTTTTGTTATGTCAATATGTGTAACTAACCCTGCCGAAATGATTGGGCCAATACCTGTGATACTCCTGGCCCATGCACTTGCCGGATTACTTGCACTATATGCATCTAATGCTCTGGCAACTTGTTTCTCTAGTGTACTTCTCTGTCCAGTAAGCCAATTCAATACTACATGTGGCTCTTCATTCTTTTCAAGTGTTCTAGTCTGGTGACTAGCGCGAATACGATCACGCTGCATTGCATAGTAACTATCTACTAGAAATCTTACTTCACGATTAGATAACGTTACAGATGCGTTACGCAAATCCTTAGTTAGTCGCTCAATACTACCAAGAATTTCCGCAGCATCAAAATCAGTTGTTTCAGTTTCGCTCATTATAAGTTACATCCTTCTTCGCCAGGAGCATTGATTGCGTTAACCGCAGTGTTATTTCGTTATTTATAGTACGAAATTCTTTAGCAGCTTCTTTACTAAGAAATTCATACAATTCTGGCGTTAGTCGTACGTGAATACGTGGAAAATCTTTAGTTGTTACTTGTCTACCCATGATTAACTCCCCATAACGACACCAGCATCAAGTATTAATCTAAACAATGGCACTGCACTATGCATCGGCAGTGTAACGTCTAGTTTTATCCTTGCTTCGCCAGTATCAGTGACAGTAAAACTCAAAATGTCTGAAGTTTTACTGACAAATTTTGTGGTAGGTGGTTTTTCAATTGTTACTTGATCGAAACTCTTTCTTTTGGTTAGTTTATCCTCCGGAATACCAGTAGCTTTGGACAATATAGCCCGATAATAGGGCGATGGCGCGTTCTTTCCACTTAAATACTGATATCCGGCGGAATAACTAGGCCCTTTACCAATAATGGCGTTAATATCCCGTGGTCCTTTACCGTTAGTTTTACACCATTCGCGTAATGATGTGGCAACTTCACCATATGCTATGATTTGTTCTGGTGTTTGCGGTTTCATTACGCAACTCTCCTAATCCGATTGACCACGCCAGGAGCGGAACGTTGTTCTATTAAAGTATAGTATGCATCCCGCATGGCCGCAGTTATAGTTTTCAGTCCCATTTGGTATTGATTGTCGATTTTAGACTGCCAGACCCAACCTGTCAACAATCGTAATTCTCGTTCAGAACGATTGCGATTCCAAGCTTGGCACATATGCTTATCTAAGTAATGAAATCGGGCTACTTTGTAGATATCTTGCTTTATTTCTAGTGAGAAACGCATTATTTTATCCTTTCTTCTAGGTATTCGATCAGATATACTGCATAGGCAATAACAAATGTATTACCCTCAAAAACAAACGTTTCGTTTCGTTCACAACCTTGTTTTAGTAGTCGTTCTACTTTGCTAGAAAACCGATTTAGCATCGGGCGATCCCAAGATATTGTCAACATTTTATTTTCCTTTCGATAGAAGAACTGTACTCCTGGCGGATTGACCGCCAGGAGTCGATTGGATCAAGTATCGATACCAGTTTGCACTATTTCATAAGTTTCTTTGTCAAATGCTTCGTATATACTATCGTATTTAGTGCAATTATACTCACTTTCATTAACGGGGAACACTTCTACAATCATATAAGCCGCGCCGAATTCCGTTTCACCATTCGGACCCTCATATATCGTTGCATAGATGGTATAATCTTCTTCGCCATCTATATCAGTGTTTTCATTGGCCCATTGCTTGTCTTTCCATTCAAATATCATTGCTGCCCTAGCTAGTGTCCACGGATCATCCGTATATACTAGGATATTGGGAGAAAAATGGCTTACACCATCGTTGCCATTACCATAACTTACGCCATACCATTGTTTCATTTTAGTTTCCTTCGCAAATTGCTGTATATACGGCATCTAGTGGCTTATCGATTAGCTTATCCAATGCATTAGCTGCATCGATTAGTCCGGATGCGTCACAATCTTTTACCAGATTATGGATCATATCCTCTAGCGCAATTACCCGCGCAATTGCATCCTGGCGGGTAATTTTACGTGGTGGCGTTATTCCGTCAATTAGCATTTTATCTTTTCCTTCCTTGTTCGTAACCTATATCGTAAGCTTGTCTTACGATGTAGCCTATTGCTTCAATTATATGAAGCGGAGTTTTTGGATCGTTTGCGATATCATTCAAACTATCAGATAATCTAGTCTGTATTTCACTTCGTTCCGAGAATTGACCATCAATGCCACAAGGGTATGCGGCATCCTGCCACATAAAGTCAATTGCCCTAGTTCGTTTTGTCATTTGTTATACACTCCATTGTAGTGCCAAGCTTGCGCTTGCCACGCTACCCTAGCAAGCTAGGGTAGTATGGTAAAAGCAAGCTAACTTTTCATCCTGTCAATTAGTTGTTTACGCTTTGCATTAACTTCATCGCGGATCATTTGTTGCCGTACACCCTCAAATTGGCCGCGCAATTTCTTAATCGCGCGATCT